GTAGTTGTACTAAAAGTATAAGGTAAACCTCCAAATCCATCCGCTCCAGTTGCACCCGTACTTCCCGTACTTCCTGTAGAGCCAGTTGAGCCCGTAGAGCCGGTATCGCCCTTCAAACCAGTGCGAGTAAATGAAATTCGAATTGAATCTGAATTGCTGATAGTCCCATTGCTTGAAACATGGCTTACTGCAATTTGCGCCCAGCCAGAATTATCTGTTAGTCCTGTAATGTTAAATATAGCAAAAGTTGCTGGTGTACCAACTTTGGTAATTTGAAACTGCCCTTTAATAGTAGAAGTTGAATCATCCCAAGTAGCTATAAAAGCATTAATGTCAGGATTGCCTGTATCTGCAGTTGTATCATCAATAGCAATTGCAGTAACACTTGCAGTAGTTCCATGATTATATCGCAAACTACCAGTACCAGGATCTGCCATACTTGTTGAATTTGACCAAGTGTATTTATAAGCTACAGCAACAACTTCAGATGCTGCAGTTGTCGCAGAACTAGCCGAAGCTGTAGCGGAACTTGCTGATGCTGTTGCAGAAGTTGCTGATGCTGTTGCAGAATTAGCAGCCGCAGTAACTGAAGTATTTAAATCACTAGGATTAACTGACGATACTTCAATACCAGCATCAGAAGAAACGACAACACAACCCGGAGTTGTAGTTGCTCCATCAGGCCAATCTAAAGAATATGTTTCTGTTGATGTAGCTGGTCTACCAACTTTTCTACCTATATTAGAAATAAGTTGTTTAAACAAAACCATCGTTTTGTCTAAGAAAGTATTTAAAGTTGTAATATTAAAAACACCAGAAGTAGGAAAATCAGTTGTTCTGGTTGCTGCCATATTAAGTTCTATTGTAACTTTATCATCAGCAGAAGCTTCATTGCCTGAAGTTAAAGTAACTGTACCACCATCAAAACCGCCATCATATGTAGTAACAGGTGTTACTGTATAATGAGTTGTTTTAGTAAGCAAAGTGCCTTGCTTATAAACATCCAAATCATCTTCATCGAAGAACTCAAAAGGTATAGTAAAAGCAGTCTGACCCCCAGATGCTGTATAAGTAATTCTGGTAGCTGTTGAACTTATCGTAATATGCGCCATATCAATCCTCCGTTAGCGTGATAGCATCTCTTTGTACTCTATCAACAGCCCATGCCCACCATATTAATTGATTAAATGGTAATAATCGCCTCACAGCTTTTATCTGATCTGCTGTGCTAGCATCTGAATCTGTAATAGAAGATATAAGCTTAGCCAACAAACCAAATGTTGGACCACCTGACGTTCCTATAGCTCTGGCTGCATCTGTATCGCCAAATGCCGGATCTATTCCTGCAAGTGGTCGAATTCCTAATGGTGATTCTAAAAATGCTCCAGTCGATGTTTCCAGCATATTGTTTAATTCAAACAAAATACCTGTAACACCAGAATAATCAACAGCTTGTATAAAACGATCCATACTTATTAATGGTCTACTGTCATATGGACCAGATCTAATTACATCTACTAGATAGCCCAAGCCAATCATAGAAAGCATACCATGTAAAGCTTGTGCATCTTTTTGTTGCAAACCAGCTAATAGTGTTCTGTTCGTTGCTCCCATGCCAAATGATTTAAATTGAAAAATTACACTACCTAATGGTGTGTCTGCAAAGTTTGGTTTATCACCCGGTCTTGGTGTAATAACAGCATTGTTTACTTCTTCAGCTAAACCAGCACGAAACTTTCTTGTAACTTCTACATCAGTCCATTTTTCTGTATTGGCTAAATATAATTTATTTGTTCCGTTACCAGGACCAACTGCACCAGAATCCTTCCATTGTTTTGCTATTGCTTTTGCATCATCCTTATCAATGCCAAGTCTCAATAATGTTTCTTTTTGTCGTGGAGTAAGTTTTTGACCCTTAGACCACTTAATAGAACTTTCAATCATTTGCGATTGTATAATTCCACCAGAAAATCTTTTCATCATATCTGTATATGCAGACAATCCATTAAGCAAAAACATTGCATTAGCACCTTCTTGTGCTAATCGTTCACCAGCAGTAGCCGCTGCATACATTGGATCAATATCCATCATTACTTCAAATCGACCATGCAAAGCCATCTCAGCAGCTTCACCAGCAAGTTCTACTTCTTCACCTGCTTTTCGAAATTCTTTAGCAGCTATTGTAAATTTATCAAATGTGCCACCTACAGTTTCTTTAAAACCTACAGCACCAACTGTACGTCCTATATCAGCTAAAGCCGCTACTGTAGCTTTACCCATTAATGCCATTACCATCCAGTTCTTTGTAAATTGTGTAGCTCTAAATCCTAATGAACTAGGATCTTCTGGTATTGCATAAACACCAATAGTTTTATCTCTTAAATCTGTTGCAGCTTGTACTTGTTTTTTCTTTTCTCTTATTAAAGTTGCAATTTCAGCTTCTTTGCCTTTTTCATTAAATAACAAATTAATTTCTTCATCCATCATTTCTTCAAGTTCATCAATGCGTTTCTGACCATTGATATCCCCATATCTACGTTGCATCTCAATAGCCATAGATGTTTTACGATGATATGCTTTTAGTACAAGTTCTGGGTCAGTTTCAATAAAACTACCGCCTCGAAGTTCTGGAACATTAATAAATAAATGTGATGGTAAATTTAATCTTCTTGAAAGTAAGCCAGTATTTCCTTCAAGGATTTCTGCCCCCGGATTACGAGATAATGCTTCTATTTCATCAATAATTTTTTTTGATTCTTTTGCAACTCCATTGCCTAAACCATAATCACGTACAACTCTATCTATAAGTATTCGTGCTTCTTCATTACGTTCTATTGCAGACAATGGCTTTCTATCGCTACCACGCATTTTGCTAATAGCTTCAATTTTCTTTTTTGTTCTTGCAATTATATAAGGTTCTATTTTTTCTGCTTTCATCAAATCTTCTACTTGACGAGCAACTTTACCTAATTTACCAATTTTTAAAATATTATCTACTGTATCAGCAACACGTTCTCCAACAGTCTCATTTTTTATAAAAGCTTGTTCTAAAATTCTTTCTAAAACTTCACGATTTTCTTGTACTGCTTTTTGTTTCCACATGCGATGAAAATGACCGGGCGATCCCGGTTCAAGTTGTGGTATTCCTTGTGGATCATTTAATGTTTTTTCAATACTTTGTAATCTGTCATTAAGGTAAATTTGTTTATCTCTCATATCAGGTAAATAGATTTCTTCTATATCTTTCTTTAAATCAAATTGTTTCTTACTAAGAGAATCTTTTGATTTTAAATTCTTTAATATACCTTGCCATTTAATAAGTCTTTGATCCAATCTATCCTTAGTCTTAGTCATCCAACCTTTTGTAAATTGTAAATTACTTGTACTATATGCACCTACTTCAGCTAGTTCTTTACCCATAGCGTTCATATAATTACTCATTGCAGTTACACCTTCTTGTATTTCAGGTGTTTTAGCAACGTAGTTAGGTGTTAAATAAACTTGGGTAACTTCTTCCAGCCATTCACGATAATTCTGTCTAGCAGTTGGTGATATAGATTGTTTTATATATTGAAAAGCTTGACCTGCTGGTGTTGCTTTTTCAACGTCAGTTTTAATACCAACTTGACGCATATAAGCGTCCCACATATCTGTCTTTGCTTGTATTAATTTTGGATTATGCAATGTTGCCATTGAGTAAACAGCAGTAGATGATGCAACATCTCCTTCTCTATTTCCTTTGTTCATTAACCCTAATGGTCCAGACATTTCATCTGCAAAACGTGCAACTGAATTGCCAGCAAAACCCCTAAACAAATTATTTTTTAATGCATAAAACGGATGAAAACTGGGACTTAATTTTTCTAATCCAATACCAGTTTCTACTAAACGATCTGGTTCATAAGATCTGCTAACAGAAGAATAATCATCATATAGTTTAGGGTCTGCTACTATTTTATCTATTCGTTCTTGATATTGTTTAGTAGTTTCTCCTTTTACAGGACGTACAAAAGATTTAACACCTTCATCAGTAGCTTCTGTACCAGCCTGTTGAGGACGAATACCATCAGTAACCCCAGGCATTTCATCTTCTAATCTATTAGATGTTTCTACTATTTTCTGGTGATCTTCAAACCATTGTTTAGTTGTGCGACCTATAGTTTTAGAACCAACCA